TGCGCCCCGATGTAATTGTCAGATTCGCCAGCGTTATATTCTGGAACTCAACGCTGTTAATTAACACCTTCCATTCAGGTGTATATGCGGTCATGTAGTGACCAGCCCACCAGCTCCAACCGTGCCTCGATAGAAGCTATTGTTTAGAATATCAACTATCTGCCGCGCGACACCTTCCTGATCTAAAGCGCCAGAGACATTGATGTTAAAGTTATTGATTATGCCACCGCCGCCCATTTTGTTATTCGGGATTATCACGCCATCGGTCTTTGGCACGAACATCTCCGCGCCGCGCTCGCCTACCACATAAGAAGTGCCTGCTTTGACTGGGCCGCCTGCTGCCTTGCCACCGCCAAAGAGACCGCTTACTACACTGCTAATTCCCTTCACTACTGGATTATTTTTAATTAGATTTATAAAGTTTCGTAATTGTTCGTAAGCATCGCCAATGAATCCTGCCAGCTTGCCAAAGCCTGAAATCAAACCGCCTACGACTTTGCCAATTGCTTCAAGTGCAAGCTTGAATGCGCCGCCAAGCACAGGCGCAACTTTATCTCTGACGAATTCTGCAAGGGCTTTGATGACTGGCTTTAATTTGTCAAAACCTTCTCTATTATCATCTACCGCTTTTTTTATTGTATTAAATGCATTTTTTAATCCTTCAAATGCTGGCGTGAATACCGTTATAAAGAAAGGAATTACTTTCGTGTAAAGAAATTCATACCAGCTTTTAAATGCTGGCAACAAGACATCTCTGACAATGTGAATCACGCCATCAATAACTGGCTTTAACTTCGGGCCAATTTCATCGGCAAATTTTTGAATAGCTGGAATGCCCTTTTCGACAAAGGCAGAAATTAGAGGCGTGATTGCATCTAAGACAAATGCCCCTGCCGTCTCTTTACCTTCATCAAATGCAATCTTCAAGCGATCCATCTTGACTGCAAATGTTTCTGCCTGCTCTGCTGCTTGACCGCCAAAGGTCGCTGCTAATGCTTTAGCTGCCTCATCAAATGTCATTGATTTCAATTCGGCTGCTGATAAGCCAACACCTAATCTGCCAAGTGAAGTCACATTGCCGTCATAAGCGCGACCTAAAGCTGCGCTGACTGCCTCTAAAGATTTGCCACTGCCTGCTGATATATCTAAAGCGAGTGCTTGCAATTTCTGCGCTTCTTCAACGCTCTTTGTGCTTCTTACTAAGCGATCAAAGCTTGGCCTTAATTCATCATCGGTGACACCTACTGCCAGCGCGGTCTTTGTTATGTATTTCTCAACACTTGCCACCACAGCATTATTTGCACCTGCGACATTTTTTAAGCTAGTTGCTAATTTAATCTGTGCTTTCTCATCTTCAATTGCAGCCTTGACACCATCAATTAATAACTTGCCTGCGTAGGCTGCTGCTGCTGCCGCTGCAACCGCAAATGCTGCTGCTGCCTTCTTGCCAAAGTCTCCAAGCTTTGCGCCAAAGCCTTCAACATCTTTGCTGCCTTCACCTAGATTTTTGCGAAGATTATCGACATCGGCAAGAATCGACAGCTTGAGTGTTCTTGAGCCTGCCATCAATCGAACCTCTTAACTATCTCTGCAAATGATAATTCCCATTGTCTCACCAATTCATTCTGATTTGCCTTAAGCGTTGGATAAATAAAATAGCCTTGCGGATTCCAGCTAGGGAATTGCTTATAATTCTTTGACCCGAATTCCATACCGCCCCAGAGCTGCTGAGTAGTTGCGCCGCCTGAGAATCGCTGTGATGCGTAGCCAAATGACAATTCGCCAAGCTTTGATGATTTGCTTACTTTAGAGCCTTCAGCTATGCGCCTAGCTGCTGTGCCAGCTTTAGTTCTTCCAGCCGATGCAGAGATAATCTTGCCGCGCAAGAAGTCAGCCAGAGCACTTGATTTCTCTTTAGCTTCGGCAAGCGCCTGTTCGTCCATAGCTTTGAAAGCGCGCTTGATTGCGCCAAGCTCGCGCTTGTCATAGCTGATTGGATCACTTGCCATTGCGCTTCTCCAATACTTCCACAGCCGTCAAGATGTCTTCAGCCGATGACCATTCGGACATCGGTATACCAGTGGCGATTGCTAGTTCGACAACTAGCCGTCCGACTGAGCCACTGGCGTGACTTTTGGGCTTAGCTCATTAGGATCAATCTCTGCGACTGTCTCTAGCCAAGCATCGTAAGGTTTTAACGGTGAGCCAGCAGCTTCTCGCTTGAGAGCTGCATAAGCCAAGAACGCAAGGTCAGACATTCCCAGCAAGTCGTCACCCTTGATGTCTGTAATCTTGCGCCCTGTCTTTATCTCCCACTTAACCCACTCAGGCGGCAGCACCGTTGCCGTCACTGTATCGCCTGAGCTATATGTGATTGTAAGTCCTAGTTTCATGCTCCTGATCTCCTAATCTTAGGTGAATGACTCTGAAGGTGTGCCAACTACTACAAACGAGAATGAGACTGTCTGTGCATCTGGTGATGTGCCACCTACGCTTGGGAATGCTGGCATCACGCTAAATGTGAAGACTGCGCCAGTGATGGCAGTCAATACGCAAGTCAGCGTGGTATTAGGTGCAGTCTCTGCTGCTGTCCAAAGTGCCTCACATAGCGAATCTGCTGCGCCCCAGTCTGCAAGCATCTCCATTTCGAAGCCCCATTGATCATCAATGTGTTTATAGGCTTTTTGATAGAGAGTCTGATAAGTCTCAATCGTTGGATCATTGCTTAGCGTTGCTGATAAAGCTTGCTCATCATAGTTCTTGGTAGCGATCGTCAAGACTAGATCGCGCCCCGTGATGACGGTCGTTGCCATTGTTGCTCCTTATGTTTGTGTGTAATAGGTAGATATATTGATGTCGGCAGTCAAGTATTGAGCTGCCCCGATTAATGTCACCAGTGGGCGCTCTACCACGCCCACGATGTATCCAGCAGGCAAAGCCGCCAGAATGCTAATGATTAGCTTCTCGATATTGTCGAGAGAAGCTGGGTTGCTGTTATATGAGACGATAGCTGTTGCCACTATATTAATTTTAATTTTAACATTAGCTTTGCCAAGTAATTGTGGCTCAAAGTATGGCGATCCCGGAACTAAGACAATCGCAGGGCTTATGACTGACTCGGGCACACTGTTGTAAGTTGATGCAGCTAGGTTAGTAAATGCAGTCTTCAGCGCATCGCGCACATCTACTTGAATTGAATTGGCTGGCATTACTGGCACATCGTTTCAACATCAACATAGGGCGCGAGCAAAGCTTGGACTCTCGATAGCAACGATCTGCCGAGACGGAATGGCGTAGGTGTGAAATCAACGCCCTCAAGCTGACCGCCTATCGAGAGTCGGGATTGAAATATCTCTGTGCTGACTACATAGACAGCAGACTCAACGGCTGGCGTGTTAGCGTATAAGCTCGCTGCGTTATAGCCTGATAAAAATGCTGTGCCTTGCGGAATGCTTGGCTGCAACTCGACATCTGCATTCGTGACGGCGGCTGAGAACACTTGACCAACATAAGTGCTGTTAAAGCCTGCTGGTAAGAATGGATATGGATAACCATACTGCGGCGAATAATCGCCTATAAACCTATAATCATTTGTGACGGTCTTTGTGCCGTTAAATATCGCTGGCAATCCTGAAATGACTAAACTTTGACCTGTGGTAAAGCCGTGTGGGCGCACTGTAAAGTAATAAGCAACATTATTGCTCAAGCTGACATAAGCAACCTTAGAACTATTCTGCACCAGCATCGGCAAGATTATGTCTTCGGCGCTGTCAATAACTTGATCTAAATAAGCATCATTATAAAGAGCAGAGCTAACGCCAAGCACATTTCGCAACTGTGTGGCTGTGATAATTGCTGGCATTAGCTCTGATCCTTTCGACTCTGCTGGGCTGACTCAGGAGCGAATCAGCCCATGACTAGGTGGCTATTAAGCCTTGTTATTGTGGAACGATCCTGCTGCAATCTTTGTTGCGATTGCGCCATAACCGTAATACATGCACTGGATTTGACCACTGCTGATTAAGTTTGTCTGCAACTTGACACTTGGAGATTCATACCAAGTATAAGCTTCAGGATCAACGATAAGAATTGATCCATCTGTGTCAGTGCCTTGCGCAGTGTTAGC